GCAAAGAGACATTCCATAGATACATACCATTTTCCTTCTTCGATTTCGGAAATGATTTTCTGCATCCTGTCTCTATTATCCTCATTTGTCCAGCTATTGTATAAAACTGCTTGAGTGATAATATCAAAATCTTCAGGCATACCATCTGTCTCTACTCTTTTGCCGTCTTTTGAGAGGACATAAGATCCAGTGATATGTCCGATGATGTCATTTTCATCGTGCATAAAGTTAAATTGTTTATCTTCTGGTGTGTTTCTAGCTTCCCATGTAGCTTCTGTCATAAACACATCGTCATTTTTATTCCATCCAGTAGATACAAGAACTGACTCTAGATAATACAGATCTATCTGATCTTTGTTTTCGGCTATAACCTTATCCAATATTTCAGTATCGGATATGTTTGCCATAGCGTTTTCTAGGTTGTCTTCCTTACCTTTAATTTCAGCCTGTGAACAATAGGCAACGCTAGCGGTGCTCTTGACGAGTTCGCCAATGCCGTCTGAAATTTCTCTTTGGAATATGTTTATTTCTTTCATAGTTTATAACCTCTATGAATTATACACAAAAAAAATAAATTGTTGAAAATTCTAGATTTTATCCTCCATAATTAGCTCTACAAACGTGCTAACGGCCTTCTTTTTGTATTCATCTATTGACATGCTAGATGTGCTAATTTTGAGGGATTTAAGAGTGTTTAGAAATTCCTGTGGGGCTTTCTTGTTTGCTTTAAGAGTGTTGTATATAGACTCTTCACTAACATCAGACATGAGCTTTGTATTGGTGAGTATATCTAACTTTACACTTTCTAGTTCAGCAACCTCAGACTTTGTAAGTTTTCTCATGTTTGCTTTATTTTTAAAACCTAAAAAGGCAGTAGTCGTAACTTCTGATATCTTATCAAAAGCATCTTGTGACCAAACGATTAGCTCTGCAACCCCTGGCTTGGATTTTGGTGTTTCAGTACGCTTTTTACGTGGTCCTTCATCTTGTTTAAGTGGAGGTCTTCCATTTGGATTGACAGGTTTGTTCTGTTCCTTATCTTGTTGTAGCTTCTGATTTATGTCACCCTGTCTTTCTATCTTCTGCATTTCTTGTTTATGATTTGGGTTATGAAATGGACCGGCTTTATCAGGATAAGAGTCATTTGTTCTATCTTTTTGTTCACGTTTAAGTCTAATTTTTTCGATTGAAGGAATTTCCTTAAACCTCTGTAGAACAGTCTCATGGCTTATGATATCTCTATCTGCTAACTGAATTAAAAGATTTTTCTCAGTAGCTTCATCTGATAGACTCATTTGATCAAACTGTATATAGGCAGGTTTTCTAAACCCCATAGCCTGTCTTACAATTTCTATTTCTTTTTCCCAGAACTTGGCTAGCAACTCTCTTCCATATTGTAGTCTCTCTACAAGAGTTTTTAGTGATATAAAATTATTTGTAAAGCCGCCGCCATTGCCAGCTAGCCCTGTTAGTGTTGGAGGAACACCAAGTCCAGCATAAATACTATTAAGTACTGATGTATATTTTTCAGATCCTAAGAACTTATATACTTGGCTATTTGATTCTGTATAAGTAAGTTCTGGACCCCAAACAAGCTCCATAGTTCCACCGCCAGCGTTACTTGACAGCACATCTCTTAATTTATTAATTCCTGCTTTTGTTGGCAAAATTTTATATTCAAGATTACCAAGAGTCCATAGTCTAATATTAGATATTGCCCCATCTAGTGCTGATAGGTCTGCAAGTCTCATTTTTTCTAGCATGATAATATCGTCTAGAATGGCATAAATCATGGGGTTCGCCCATTCCATCCAGTCGTCTTTTTTATAGAAGAATAGAGATAATCTTTCTGGATCTAATGGAATTTTCTGTTCGCCATTTTTAATCTTGTTTTTAACATCTGGCGGTAATGTATCTAGAAACTGTGCTGGTATTGTTCCATCTCTAAAGTTATCAATAAATGATGTAGAAGTAATTTGGTAGTCTTTTCTGCCAAATAGAATGTTTAATTTTCCATCTTTTGCGTCAACTGATACGGGATTAAAGAAATTATAGCGCCACGGTATAGTTTTATCTTCAAACTTAGGAACGTTAACTTTAATATCAGCCGCCATAGATTTGATGTATTTTGTTACGGCTGGAGTAATTTTAGCTGTACTCCGATATATAATAACATTGCCAGTTCTGTAAAGATTATTTAAGAACCTTTCTGATCTTTCTTTTCCGTCTACCTTCTTAAACCATTGCTTGTAGAAAGTTTCTACGCTTTTATTTTCATGTATAATATCAATTCCTTGACTACCAAAGTCACCCATTAAATCAATAACATTTCTAATAATTCCAACCTTATCGTATGCATCCATGCACATCTTTATGAGTCGTTTTTGTCGGCGTGGAATTTGTTCGTCGGGTCTAAAAGCATCATAATCGTATCGTGTAAAACCGGGCCGTACCGACTTATTAGGTTCAATATCTCTAAAATCTCTATAGTGAGATGCTGTAGATTTTGTCACTCCAGTATATTGGTCTCCAGCAGATGCGTACAAGTCCATAGCCTGTGCTTTGCTGCTCTTATCATTATCGTCCCATGTAACTGTGAACTGCTGGGTCATCTTTAGATCCTTAATTAGAATGTAATTGGAATGCAATACTCATTATACTATACACAACTTTTAGTAAACGTTGCTCATTCCATCAGTGAACCAAGAAGGGCCACTTGTATACATATCTTCGTTCTTATCTTTAGAGTCTCTTATGGTAGCAAAGCCACCGTAAAATTGATACTCAGCCTGCGTTGGAGTCCTGTTAATTGTTCTAGCGGCCATATTAGCCATCAATAATGCTGAATAGCGGTCCTTACGCATCTTACTTTTTTTACCGGCGGCAACGATAATTTCTGGAGTGTCCCATTTATCCCTACCGGCTGGCGTCTGAGTCATTTGTATCATGGCTAGTTCATCTTTTAGTTCCTCTATTTCCATAACACATTCTTCTAGGGTATCAAACATTCTACCTTTTAGCCCATCCTCCGCGTTTGAGGCAGCTAAACTAATAGAGTCAAAACGCGGAAACAGGGTATTTTTATCCTCAAAGTCTTTACGTAATCCATGATTAGCTTCTGCTAGCCATTCATGTTTAGCAAATTGACACATTTCTAGAATATGTAAACCTCGTTCACCGTCTGTATCTTTAGGTTTATCATCATCTATAACTGGCCATATTGGCTGTTCTCCGTCTTGTATCTTATCCGTATCGTGTAAGGATTCCATAACAGCTATACCTCCACCTTGTGCATCCATAGCAATATGAACACATGGAAATAGCCTCATAAGATCTCTAATTTTTCTGGCGCAGTATGCGTAGAAATCTTTTTCAGTAGAATACCCCTTTTTGACACGTTCTTTGTGTTCATCTCTAGTTGTTGTCCAGCAATATACAATACGCTTGTGATCTTCTGATAACTCCATTACTACTATGCTGAAATTATCCACTTCAGATGCTGGGTCAACACCAAATACATATTTTTTATTCTTATCGCCCATGAGTCTAGCTTCATAGATAATAATATCATCTTTAGAATCTCTTATAGCGTTCTCTTCGTTGCAAACACATGTCTCTATAAGAGACCTCTTGAAGAAGCCCTGAGAATCGCGTGTGAAGCACGCTCCGAACTCCATCTGATATATTCCAGCATGGACGGTTGCCTTCGATCTGGCTACCTGTGCGGCGTCCATAAAGCCATCTGGTAGAAGCTCGTAGGGTATACGAATGACTGAGTATTCTCTCCAGTCAAAATCTACAGGAGGATCTTCACCTCCAAACACCTCTCTTAACCTTTCTCTACTACCACTACTCTTAATTATAGATTTCCATTTTTTCCAATACGTGGCAAAGTGATTAAAGTCATAATAGGCCGTACCGGATAGAATAATCTGGTTATCTTTATTTTTAACAACGTCTTTTTCGTCCTCGTCTATTTCAATGCCGAGTTCAACCGCTTTCTTTTTAGAAGCTATCTTTTTGACATTTTCAATAGGGTCGGAACTTACTGCCGCGAATCCCGCAACAACCGTTTCAAAAATATCACGAGGTATGGACGCAAATTCGTCACTGATAATATCATTAGCGCGCTGACCTCTAATCTTTTGTCCGTCACCGAGTGGTAAGCATGTGACCCTACTCTCATTAATCCTCATAACGCAGCGGTCAACATCTCTACGTGGTCCGCTGTCACTATCGCAAATATCACGCAATATTGGAGAATTATTCCAGATTGTTTCCATGTATTCAAATAGAACTTTTGACTGTCTGAACGCTGCACCAACAACGACTACTTTTCTCTTTGGTATTAATAATGCTCTTAGCATTGAGTACAATGATAACATAAAAGATTTACCAAATCCACGGCTTGCGATAAGCATTGGAAATTTTCTATTCCAAAGTTCTTGTAAAATTAAAGCCTGTGATGGTAAAATCTGAATATTAAATATCTGTTTACAAAGAAATGAAAAATACTCTGGGCGAGTCATTAACCAAGTGAGTTTTAAATGGTAGTCATCGTCATTTGGGTCAAGTATTTCCATAGGGTTGAATAAGTTATCGTCATTAACAGATATACCCAACCACGCTTCGTTGATATCTTTAAGTATTTGAGACATTAAACAACCTTATCCATAAAGCCATAGTAAACTGCTTCTTCCGCCGTCATCCACCAATCTGTGAGTTTTTCTATCTGTTTTTTAATAAAGTTAAACGTCTTTTGGTAGTCCATGCCTTTATTGCAAAAATACTCGCCGTTTACGCATCTGCCTGCGTAGATTCCAATCATAACATCTATTGACTTTTGTGAAAATTTAGCACCATTAATAACCTGCCTAAAATCACCACCATCTCCATAGGTTCCGTAGTGAACCATAAAATCTGCATGTTGCGATATATATCTTACTTTAGCGGCTTGCGGTATAATAGAACTCATAGATCTCGCGTGTGCGTATGATGTGCAGTTTACTTGTGACTTTGAATTAGCTATAACATCATACATTGCCATACCATAATTCCAGTCGCCTCCCCAGTTCATCATTTTTACATTGATTAACTTATTGCTTATTGTATTCAAATAATCCATATTTCTCATAAAAGTTCTTGCCATCTTGTAGTCTACACCTGACTCTTCTCCTTCATGTTCACTTTCAGAATTTACATATACTATTCTATTTTCTACATCTATACCGTGGTTGTGAATATCCTCTAGCTGGTAGATTTTACTCATATTTTTCTCCCAACCGTATACATTTCGTTTATTCTTTTAAGAATACTAGTCGTAGTAAGTTTAGCATTTTTCCTATTTCCACAGAATAACACATGGATATTATCATATAGTTGAAACTCCATTAACATCTTGAGCATATATTTATTTGTAATTTTTATTGAGTTCAAATTTTCCTGTGGTATACCGGCCCCTTCTGGAAAATTCATAAGATCTTCAAGTGTAAATTCAAGGATTATAAACTTATGTGGAAACGCCCTCATTCTCTCAATCTCTTTAAGAAATCTGTATTTATCTTTTCCGAGATTGTTTGCAAGCTCTGATGTGCTTGCTTTTCTTTCTATGCATATCTTATCTTCAAATCCTAGTAAGCTGTAATCTCCAGTATCCAGTTTCTTGTTAATCATGCCGAGACACTCAAAGCCTCTAGTTTTTTCTTTTAGGAAGGTGTATCCATCCTGCTCTCTGGTGTCTTTTATTACAGTGAACGGTGGAGCATTTTTGAATGTCATTTTTTACTCCTAACTATATCTATAAACAACGCCTCGTAATATTCTTCTGATTTACTAATACTATCATGGCATTGTCTACATAACGTTATGCCATTATCTAAATCATACCTTAAAGCAGAGGCTGTTGACCATTTTCTAATATGATGGGCCTGTATTTGTCTTTTAGATTTACAACCCGGCATCTGACAAGTAAACTTATCTCTTTTGTATACTGACAATCTCCAGTCTTTGTAAATTGGATCATCAAAATTTCTTTTTCTCATGGGTTGTAAACCTTAATAACTCTTATGTCGTATGCTAAGTCTCTAAACAATAATTTAGTTTCTATTGAACTATCCTGTTTATACATGACCTCAAAAAGTCCATAGACAGCGGCGTGACACGCTCCGTCTGGATCTTTTGCTTCCACGAATATTATTGGTGTGTCGTAGTTATATCTTCCAAGGTCATATCGTTTTAACCTATGTATAACTAGTAATAAAGATAGTTTTAATTTATATATTTTCATTATGGTTAATATCGTGATCAACCATTAGTTTTACAAGATCTTTAAATGAAGTTTTAATAGTCCATCCTAGTTGATTGTTTGCCTTTGAGCAATCTCCTCGTAGGTAATCTACTTCGGCTGGTCTATAAAATTCTGGATCTTGTACTACATAACTTGACCAATCACTGATACCTATATGTGAAAATGCTACGTCTAGGAACTCTCGAATCGTATGAGTTTCACCTGTGCAAATGACGTAATCATCAGGAGCGTCCTGTTGCAACATCATCCACATGGCTTCCACATAATCTCCTGCATACCCCCAATCTCGGAATGCTTCTAAATTACCTAGACGTAGCTTTGGGAACTTAAATGAGTTGGATTTGTTTATAATCAAGTCGTCGTCTGGGATTAATTCTCCCAACTTTCTACCTTCGCTAAAATTTATAAACTCTCCAATCCATTTTGTAATCTTACGAGTAACAAACGTCTCGCCTCTACGTGGACCTTCATGATTAAATAAAATACCGGCACTAGCATGTATTCCATACCCCTCTCGGAATAGTCGTGTCATGTAGTGCGCGGCACATTTAGCAATAGCGTATGGACTTTGTGGCATAAATTTGGTGTCTTCGTTTTGATACTTCGTTTCGCTAAACTGTTCAGATGGATCTTCTTTAGGTTCTAATTTGATATCATAATTCTTACCA